TCCTAACTTAATAAGAGAACTACAGTCTATACCGTTATCAAAGAATAATCCGGAGGATGTGGATACACATGCTTCCGATCACGCATATGATGCATTGCGTTATATGATAATGAGTAGACCACGAATGGTAAGTACATTCGATCAGTTGAGAGGATTAAAAGCAGATATCCATCAACCGGCTGATTCTACATTTGGATATTAAAGTTTATGGCAGAACAAGAAAATACATTTTTAAACGCTGATAATTTATATCAAGACGTAGAAGGTGAAGCTGGAAAAGAACTTGCTCTTGAATTAGAACAAAAAACAAACCTTGTTGGTATTATTACTTCAAGATTTACTGTAGCCGAAGATGCTAGACGTTCAGATGAATCACGTTGGTTAAGAGCATATGAAAACTACAGAGGACTTTACAACAAGTCTGTTAAATTTAGAGACTCTGAAAAGTCTCGTATCTTTGTAAAGATTACTAAAACAAAAGTACTTGCTGCTTTTGGTCAACTTGTTGATGTAATCTTTGGTACAGGTAAATTTCCTATTGGTATTACCGAAACTAAAATACCAGAAGGTGAATTAGCTAGTGCTCATTTAGATACACAAACAGGTGCACCCGGTTTAGAAAGCACTATGGGTGGTGGTGAGTTACCAGATGATATTGGTAACAGAATGGATAATCCATACGATGTTGGTTATGAAGGTGATGGTAAAGTTCTTAAACCCGGGGCTACGTTTGTTAAAGGAATCTTTGAAGATAGTATTGAAAATAAAATAGAAGATCAATTAGTCGAAGGCTTTAGTCCAATACCTACAATATTAGAAGTTTCTCCAGCACAGAAAGCTGCAAGGAGAATGGAAAAACTTATCCACGATCAAATAGATGAATCAAAAGGTTCATCAGAAATTAGAAATGCTCTTTTAGAATCTTCTTTACTTGG